TTCAGTGCAGAACGTCCGAGTAAATTAAAAATAATTAATCCATGATTGTGACATAAAAGATATATACTATATATAAGAGCATATAACGGATAATATGAATATTGAATTAATTTTGCCATCTGAAACATTAGCTGAATTAATAGGGAAGCCATATAAATATACAGCAAGAGGATGGGTTAAGATTTTTGGTGCACCCAATGCCCATTCTTATAAAAATAGCACAGATGTTGAAATAAACAAAGATTATATATGGCAAGAATACGATAAAACACTTGCTAATGGTGCAGTCACACCAGAAATGGCACACATATTGATGTACATATATTGTTATTGGATAAAATATAGAGCAGGGGATATTGATGGATTGTTGGCTGAAGATATGCACGATTCTATTCTATTAATGTTTGCTGGGTTTCATAAGATAAAAATGAAAACTGATTCTCCATTCAATTCAATACTTAACCTGTTGAACAGGATTAAGAAACAAACGATATACAAATATTATGGTGATGTCACAGGAACTAAAAATAAATATTATCAAAGACGACATAATAATGAGTTTGTTAGTTTAACTAACAGATTAGATGTACTCACAGAAGATGAGGCAGAAGAATACCAGATTAAGTTCTCACCTGAAATATGGGATTGGGATTACGGATATAGATTAGACGATGAAGATTAAATTATTACCACATCAATACACATTTGTGACTTCTACCTCACGTACTACAGTGATGGTGGGTGGGAGAGGCAGTGGAAAGAGCTTCGTAGCTGCATGGGTTGCTGTCAAAGAATTGAGAGCAGGTTGTAGTGGTATGCTTATAGGGCCTATATTTTCTGATATTCGTGATGTTATTGTTGCATATATAATAGATAATTTAACTGAAGCAAAAATAAAATTTAAACATAATAAATCAGAACATACAATTACATTAACACGAAATTGTGCTAAATTATATTATAGATCAGCAGAGACAGAAAATGGTATTCGTGGTCGTACTAACTTATCATTTTTAATTGTTGATGAGGCAGCTACTGTAGATCATAACATATTTCTTATAGCAAAGGCATGTCTTCGTGGTGAACATGTCAGAAATCCACGTACATATCTTGTAGGAACTCCACGTGGCAAAGGTAACTGGGTTTATGATATATCATTTAAAGACAGCACTAACTTAATTAGAGCAAAAACAACAGACAACTACAAACTAGATGATTCATTTTATGAAGAATTAACTGAATTATATAGTAATGACTTTGGATTACAGGAACTTGATGGTGAGTTTGTAGATAATGATTCAGCATCTGTATTCAATCAAGACGAATGGAATAAATTTACCAGTAAAGCTGGTGGTATGGGTTCACAAGTTGTTGTTGGTATCGATGTGGCTGCTGGTGGTGATGATAGTGCATGTACATTAATTCGAGGAAGTGAGATAATTAATATTGTTGCTAAAAAAACAACAACTGACATATCAAGTCTCATTGATTTATGTCGCATAACATTAGGTGGTGTACAACCAAACTATATTGTAATTGACAGCACTGGAATAGGTACATTTGCTCCAGCAGAATTCAAGAAAATATGGCCTAATGCAACCGTGATAGGCGTGAACTTTGGCGGTAAGGCTAACAAAAAAGGTTATGCTCTACGTAGAGACGAAATACATTTTGATTTAAAAAAGAAGATTGGTTTAGGTTTAGTTCTATCTCCACGATTAGATCCTAATGTTGTCAAACAAATTCAGAAACAATTCTTTGCAACTGAATATGGTATAAATAATAATCGTGACTTTAAGTTGATACCTAAAGCAGAAATTAAGTCTAAGGTCGGTTGTTCACCCGATATTCTAGATAGTATATGTCTAGCCGCTTCAGTTGACGCTGAATCAGTTGCTAAACAACGTGAATATGATACAAGACAAACAGCATTGGCTATGAAAACTCCAATATTTAACAATAGGAAATAAATATGACAGAAAATGAAGATATAGTAAGTAAAGTAACTGATTTCCTTGATCGCAAGGCAACCGTTATTACTCGTGATCGTGATGACTTAAAGATGAGTCGATCACTGTCAAGTGGTTTTGGTTTCAGTGAGGTAGATGATGAAATCAGAGGCGAGAACAGAGCAAAAATAACTGCTAATGTACTTCGTCCTTGGATAAATACCGTTATTAGTAGCTACACATCTAACCCATTCGGTATCGGCGTTAAGCGTTATGATGGTAATAACGCCACGCCAATAAATTCTGTAATGGATTATGTACAAAGTAAATGTGATTTCACTGACATTGCAGCAAACTTACTTGAATCAGTATTGAATGATGGCTATGCATATGTGCTGGTAACTAATGAAGTTGATAATCCAGAAACTAATAGTCAATATCCTCTACCAATAATACTTGATAGCGACCGTATATTCATGGATGACTGTGAAGAACCTACAGGTGCTGACTGTGAAATGGCTGTATACTGCTCGGTTATTAAAAAAACTAAAGCAGAGAAGGCATATGGTATAAATAAAATGGCATTACGTAGTGCTTCAGATCCTTTTGCTAAATACAACATGGTTAAAGACACCACTAATTATACCACTGTCGCCACTGTATATGAATTAGTTGACGATGGTGTACAAGTGAGTAAGATTTGTCATGGTAAAGTGGTTGAGGAACCTGTCATATTGGCTGGAATGACCCGTTTGCCCATCATCCGTATTAGTGGTGAGAAAGTGTGGATGCCATCCACTGAACAATGGCATTTTCGTGGTGCTTACTGGTTCGTATATGATCTACTTCGTGTAATTAACTACCAGATGTCACTACATGCTGAACGCATCGCTAGTGCTCCTACTGCAAAGTTACTTCTTGATAGTCGTTCAATTACAGGAAAGAAACAAGAGTGGGATAATATAAATAAAAGTCCACTGGTATACGCTTCATATAATGCTACTGATGAAGCTGGTAATCCAATACCAGCTCCAGTTCCATTCCCTGACAACCGTGATAATAGTGACTTATTAGCTGGTGTGTCATCGATGACACAAATGGTCTCATCTATTTTGGGTGCAGCTACAGGTGAGCCACCAAAAAACGAAACAGAAGTTAGTGTACTCTTGCGTAAATCGATCAGTGAAGCAACAGCAAATCGTTACATTAAATCATTGTGTGAAGGTATGGAAGCCATCGGTGATGTTATCTTGATGTGGGTTCCTTTATTGTTTGATGTAGAGCGTGTATATAATAATCAAGTATTGGAAGCTGTAAGTGACACTACTCCTTACTATGTTGTTGTTGATAGTGGGCCTATCGTTGCTTCACAGCAACAGAAGACAGTTGCACAGTTGATTGCTGTGGATAATTTATTGGCTAAAAATCCAGCAAGTAAAGTAACTCCAGTAATAATCAAGAATTTGGATATACCACCTGAAAATAAACAGGAAATTTTACAAGCGATTATTCCACAGGAAGCTCCAGTTGATCCAGCTATGCAGCAGATGATGATGCAGAAAGATCAGCAGTTGGCACAGGCACAGGTTCAGATGACTGAGATGAATAAGAACATTGCTATGTTGCAACAGTCCTTGTTTGAAATGGAAAATGATTCACGTGCATCCATGATTGAAAATCAACAGAAGATACAATCACAAGAAAGAATCAAGGCGATGGAACTTGCATGGGAACGTGAGAAGTTTATCATGGAAATGCAAGCAAAAGGACTCAAGGTTCAAGTTGATGTGAATGAAGCTGACAAGGACAGACAACTTGATGCTGAACAACACACACAAGAAATGATGGTGGAGTTACAGAAAGACCGTGAAGAAACTCGCAGACAAGCACAGCAAATTGAAGTGCCATTATTTACTGCTAGTAAATTTTCATAAGCCCACATTATGATTTAATAGGGGGAGGTATATCCTCCTCTATTCTTGGCAAAAGCCATGTGATCCTAATGGAGAGAAATAAAATGAGTGAAAATACACCTGAATTAAGTGGTGGTGAGGTCAGTCAACCTCTTGCATCGAATCCTGAACCAACTAAAAATGAGACGGTCATCTCAAATGCGGATAAGTTCAAAGATAAGTTAGCAAGTCTACGTGGACAGAAACCTTCTAACGATGGAAAACCTTTGACCGAGGTAAGTACGGAAAAGAAAGTGGAAACAAATGTAGTTGGGGACAAGGTAACTGAAGCCGAAAATAAAAATGTCAAACCAAAGCAAGAGAAACCAAAGCATGATTCCCAAGGTCGAATTAACGGCTTAGTAAGAAATATTCATGATAGAGACGCTAGGATTCATGATAGAGACGTTAGGATTAAACAACTAGAAAGCGAATTATCTAAATATAATGGCCAGAAGAAAACCAGAGATGAATTTTCTAATGATGCAGAATATATAGCTGATATATCGAGTAATAAAGCTGAAGAAATTGCTATTAAACGAGAATATGCTCGTGAAACACAGCAACGTGAACAGGAAGAAATACAAGTATATCGTGAAAAAGTAGCAATGCAAGTTGAACGTCCTGAGATATTTCATGAACGTGCTAAGAAATATGCAGAGCATATTGATCCGATTACTGAAGACTACGTTGTAAATTCAGACATTGGGTTTAAGATGTTGGATTTAATAATGCATAAATTCGAAACTGAAAAAGGTGCATATGAAGAGTATGCTAAAATGCCTACAGCTAAGAAAAATATATTATTGGTAAATCTCGAACAGCAGTTGGCTAATAAAGCCCCCAGCGGTAACAAACCAAATAATGCAGAAAGTGTAATAAGTAAGGCTCCGCAAAGTATCACACCAACAAAGGGTGAGAAGTTAAGTGAACCTACTGATATACAATCTCGTTTTAAGGCCAAGCTGAATAATATTCGTGCTGGCTATCGTCCAAATTAATAAACAAAAATGACTCAAAGGGTCAAGGAATAAATCATATGGCAAATTCTATTGCTACAAACGACAAACTTATCAACATCGGTGCTTTTGCTACCGCTGAAACCCCTGTTTTGGACAAGCTCCAGAACGAAATTTCTAACGAATTTGCTGCTGGTGATGGCGCAACTGTTCGTGTAGAAGTTGTATCTTATCCTATCATCACTGATGGTGCTACATCTACTGATGATGAACTCAATATCAAAGACGTTGATGTAACGTTAGCGATGTGGAATACTAAATTGGCTCTAACTGCTATGGAAAAGGCAGTAGATATCGAATCTTTCGACAGACAGATTGGTAAGCCAACTGGTGTATCTATCGCATCATTCATCAATAAGAAAGTTATTGCTGAAGTATTGAACACCGCTGAACATGCTACTGTATCTACTGGTACTTTTGCACAGTTGGGAACTCTTCATGGATTAATCCGTGATACCAAGTTCGGTATGGATATGTTCGCTTTCGGTTCCAGTTCTTTCTTGAACACAATCCGTAACAACGGTATCAATTTGTTCGGTCAGTCACTTGGTGAAAAGTTATACAAAGGTGAAATTGGTGAATATGATATGGTTAGCTACTTCGCTACAAGCGACATGCCTAATCTGGTTATATCAAACCTACCTGTTGCTGGAACTTCCACTGTAACTGCTGCTGTGACTGTTGATGGTGCAACTCAAATCGCTCTTGGTGGACTAGTTGCTGCTACTGGCGTTGTGAAGAAAGGAACTATCTTTGGAATCACTGGTGTTAACTCGGTTAACTTACTAGGTGAAGACACTGGTAATGCTCGTGCGTTTATCGTTACTGAAGATGTAACTGCTGTTGGATCTGCTGCTACTGTTAAAGTTTCTCCAATCTACTTCAAGGCTGCTTCTGGTAAGAGTGATCCACGTCAGAACGTGTCAACTACTACTATCGCTTCTGGTGCGGTAATTAACTGGGTTCCACAGACTGCTGGTACTTATGCATATGCGATCGTTATCGATCCTAAAGCTATGGTGTATGCTGCAAAGCCACTAACCAAGTATGAAGATCAGGGTAGCGCATCTGAATCAATGATGGCTGGTTCTGTTTCGATTCGTCTAGGTCGCTTCTCTAATGGAGACAACGGTGGACAACGTTACAGATTCGATGGTCTATTCGGTGTGAAAACCGTTCTTGGTAAAGGCTTAGGCGTTACTATGTACAAAGTAGCCTAATCTAACATAATTTAGAAACTAAGGGATGGTCTTCGGACTGTCCCTTTTTTCGTAGACCAACATTATGATTTAATAAGGGCCATCATGCCCAAAAATTATTTTAAGGTTAATTTATGGCGAAAAAGAAAGAAATAGTTGACACCCAGAAAGATGGGGACATTATAATCGAAACTATAGTTGAAAAAACATTAAAGCCAGTAACTGATGCTAATGGAATGATTTTGTACTGGATTGAGGAATAATATGGCAACTCCTGTATCATATATAATTCATCGTGCTGCTGAAATGGTTGGTCTAAAAGACTTTAACAGCGATAGTATGGACGGCGATGACTTTCGTAAAGTATTCCTAATGACACAGGATGCCATTCGTAATTTAAATCAGCAAAGTGATATTACTTTTGCATACACACAAGTTACTAAATTTGTAACTGGTACTGAATTAGTATTTAAACCATATACAGATGATGAACAGGCGATTATTGATGGTGGCGGTACTGTAGATATAACTAACAGAATTGTTACTATACGCCCAATTATTTGCCCAAGTATGTATATAAACGATAGTAAATTGAACATAGTAGAGGCGATGGATTTACCACTATATCGTGATAAATACACCTGTGCTTGGAATCCAGATTGGGATCAAGACTCTGTATTGTTTGGTAACACAGTTAATGGAGATGTTACTGTTCACATTCGCAAACCAATTTTAGTACCTGCTATACCTAGTGAAGATATACAAGTACCTGAACGATTCCATGAATTCTTGATTTGTACCATTGCATATAATATTGCAAGTGTGTTGGCTATGATTGAAACTTTGCCAATTGTGAAAACTAATTTAGATACTGCTCGTAGATTGATAACAAAAAATAACACGTATCACCGTCCCATATACATAAATACAAATATGGATAGATTTAACTAATGAGTAAAATGAAGAAACCTCCAGTAAGTCATACACCTACATATGTTGCACAGGTGATTACGGAGTGTTTCGGTCATACTCGTACTGCTGCTAATAAATTAAAGATGAGTCAAGGAACTGTTCGCAATTATATCAATAAGTACCCTGAATGTAAAGAAGCATGGGAAGATGCGGTTAGTGATATAGTAGGGCAAGCTGAACAGAATTTATACGAATTTGTTGTTGATGGTGATAGAACTGCTACATTATTCGTACTGAAGACTTTAGCTAGAAATAAATATAGTGAACAGCAAACTAATATGGATAATGGGACTGAAGAACCAATTGAATTTGAATTAGATGAGGGAAATAATGGCTAAATCACATATGATTCAGTTCGATCAGAGTCAATATAAGGGATTATCAAACTACTCAGCTAATGTAGTGTTACAAAATATGTACCCAGTTGCTGATAAAACAGGCAGAAGTTCATTCACACTTACTCCAATTGCTGGAAGTTCTGTTATTGCTACAATTGATGGTGTTACAGGTACAGGTTGTCGTGGATCATTTAGATCAACAACTGGTTCACCAGAAGATGGTTACACAGGTACAGTTTATGCTGTATTTGGTAACACTGTGTTTCGTTATACGGTTCGTAATACATTGGTTCCAGTTGGTACATTCAACTCAAGCAACGTTGCTGGTATTTGCACATTTGCTGAAAACCAAGCACAAACTGATGTTGATACATATATTTACGTGTGTGACCAGCAAACAATTTATAAGTTCAGTGCTAAAGCTGATGATGCTTCTATTGCTTCCACATGGATGGAACTTGGTAATTTGCCACATAGACCTGATAGTACAACAGCTTACGCTACACCTGCATATATTTCATGGATTGATTATCGATTGATAATGACTGCCAAAGATAGTAATGCATGGTTCTATACAGAAACTGGCACTGATGAATTTAAAGAAACTAATGTTTATTTTGGTGAATCACGTAATGACAAAACCCAACGAGTAACTGAATTCGGTGGTAATGTGTGGTCATTCGGTACTTTCTCCTATGATATTTTCTCCCGTACAAATAATAGACTTAATCCATATTCATCACCTAAGTCAGCGACTGGACGCATCGGCCTAGCCTCGGCTGAATCCCTTGCTATTCTTGATGATGTGATGTTGTGGATGGGTTCGGGTGATACAGGCACCAACGGTGTTTATATGGCATCTAAGGGTGGTAATACTCAACGTATATCTGATGATGGTGTTGAAGAAATTATCCGTGGTTGGAGGTATCAGAATTATACTCGTGGATTTGCATTCAGTGATAAAGGTAACTTATTCTACTTCCTAACTTCCGAAAATGATCAAATGACACTTGGTTACAATATCACAACAGGTAAATGGTTTCAATGTGGAACAGGTGATACTGGTGATATAACTTACTGGGATGTTGCCAATGTTATCTATGGATACAATAATGAAATATATTTTGGTAGTAGAACCCAGAATGTATTATGTAAATTTGACAGAACTATTGCTCGTGACTACTTAAATAGACCAATTACTAGATTGTGGCAATCGCCTGTGTATATAGATAACCTAAAAAACTTTAAGGTTAAGAAGATAATTATAGATATTGAAGCAGGTACATCCTTATCATATACTGATCCAAGTAAGATTTTTATTCAGTTAAGTTGGAACGGTGGTAGGACTTGGTTGGAACGTGTAGATAAAGAGATTGGTGTCAAGGGTGATTATCGTAAGCAAATAGTGTTGAATGGTGGTGGTCTTGGTAGGAATCTGGTTATGCGAATTGGGTCAAGTGATCAAGTACCAATAAAAATGTATCAAGTACGTTTAGGTGTTGAGGAACTTGCACGATGATAAGAATATTTGACAATGGAATGGATGAAGGTAAGATAAAGGACATGATTACAGCACTTGCTGGTACATGGGGAACTGAAGAACTTACCAATGGCGATGATATAATGTTGGGTAACATAATTATTGGGTTCAGATATAATGTAACAACAGTTGCTGGTTACCCATATAATTTACCAAACGGTGACGAGATGTGGCTTACTACTATGGCAATAATTGCGTATAGTGATGACACAAGTGAAAATAAATCATTTACTGATAATTTATCGCTCAGTAAAGAAGCAAAAATGGTAATTTTAATAACGAGGAATATATAATTATGGCTGCAAGTACAGGACAAACAATAAGTAACGTATCAAGTGGTGCTGCAACTGGTGCATCAGTTGGTGGCCCTTGGGGTGCATTGATAGGTGGAGCAGGTGGTTTAGTTGCATCAGCTTTTGGTAGTGATCCAGAAGAGGAACGTAGAAAAGCACAGGCAGCATATGAAGCCCAAATGCGTGCTGCTGGTAAAACATATACGGACTCACAGGGACAGATAATCGCTGGATATCAAGGATTACAAGACCCTAATTCAGTAAAACAGTCACTTGAAGGGTATACAGGTGCCTTGGAAAGTGCAAACCCAGAACAATATAAAATAAATGCTGGTGATTATCAATCAACTTATAAAGATCCATTAGCTTCATGGCAGAGTTATCTCGATCCATCTATTGCATATCAGCAAGAAAGTGCTCGTAAGAACATTGAAGAGAGTGCAGCAGGTCAAGGTGGTCTATACGGTGGTGCTGCTGCTCGTGAAATAGCATCTGACACTGCAAAGATAGCTGAACAAGGTTATCAAGATGCGTATGATCGTGCTCGTCAAGCTGGTATGGATGTCAATGATATAACTGGTGAAAACTTTACTCGTGGCATTAATGCTGGTAATTACAATGTTAACTTAGCACAGACGGATATTGATAATATGGGTACTGCATATGGTGTTCGTCGTGACATCATGGATACTGTCGCTGGTGGTCAGAGTGATTTGAATAAAACACAATTTGATCTAAATACAGGTATTGCACAAACTAACTTGACTGGAGACTTGGGTAATAGTGGTGGCCCCTCTACATGGGACTCTATCATCGGTGGTGTTGGTCAGGCTAATGACGCTGGATTATTCAACAAGAGCTTCTGGAATTTCGGAGGTAACTAATTATGGCATCAATATTTAACATGTATAAAGATACTGCTTCGCCTGATATTTATCAAGAAGTTCGTTCTTCTCGTCAGGAAAGTGAAGCTAATACCAAGAAGACACAGGATACTGCATTTGGTATGTTGAAGAAGAGTAACATTGGTACTTTACAACAGCAATACCGTGAAGGTAGTGGTCGTTTTAAGGGCATCACAGATCCCGATAAAAAATTCCAAGTGTACTATGATGCATTGAAAGCACTTGATCCACAGGCTGCACAGGATGCTTCTAAAGTATATGCTGAAGAACGTCAGCGTAGAATCAATAGAGAAGTTGCTGACGCATACAAGAAACAAGGTACTACTGGTAATCCTGAACTGGATGCTATTGACAGAGCCATTGCTGATTTAACTGCATCGATAACAAGTGAAGAATCTATTGCTACTCAATCATCAGTTGAACAACAGAAAATTGCTGAAGATCAACAAGTACAAACTGAGCAAGTTATGGGAATGAATCAGGCTTCTGGTGGATTAAATCCAAACATTAAGACTGGTAGACAGTTAGAATCAACACCTGAGTTAATAATTGAAAAACAAAGTGACTGGAGTAAATTTGGTACAGTACCACAGGATCAAACTCAACCACAAGTACAAAATGCTCCTGATATGAGTGGTTATACTTCTACACTTAGTAAATATTATTCAAATGAACGTAAAATACCCTCACTTGATATATCTTTAAGTAAAGAAGGTGTTGTTGGTGAAGATACACCATTTAACAATCCAGTAGGTACTGGTACTGGTATGGAAGATTATTTACCAATGAGCAGATACAACAACTACAAACCTGAACAAAGACGTTTAGCTAACATGTATAGAGGTATATGATGGAATTTAAAGATGTAAAGAATATGTCACTTGCTGACAAGAAAATGTATTTAGAAGAATTGAAAGTAGAACGTCAGCGTATTGCTAGTGGTGAACAGTTGCGTCAACAAAGTGGTGGCTTCCAAGCTGCTGCTGAGGCACTTATGCCCTACGATCCAACTGGCGCATTTAACCTGATGGATAAACGTGCTAAGACAGATATTGATCGTCAGGAAATGATGATGAAAGGTGTTGGAGATAGTAAAACAAAGTTATTGAATGAAATGAAAGCATTAACTTATGCGATATCTACAACTACTGACCCAGCACAAAAGGAATTATTAAATACTCAACTTACCGCAATAAATGCGGAGTATCTAGATAAATTTGGTGCAGGTAAAACTACAGCTACTCCAACTGATGGTGCCCCTGATAGTTGGTTAAATGATTACATAAAAACTATATCACTATCATCCTATGGTAAAAATGCTGATGGTACTATACAAAATAAATCACAATTGATATCAGATATTAAAAATGCTGCAAAATCTAAAGGATTTACTGTACTTGCTAACTCTAAAACTATCGATGATAGAATTAATGCTATTGATAATGATCTTGCCAACGCATATAAAGCTAAAACTGGTGTAGAATCAGACGTACTTGAGAAGAGAGCAAAACAAATCAACCTGACACAAACACAAATTGATAATGCATATAAGAATCTGGATGCAAAATATCCAAAATTACGTGATGAAGGTATTGACTTAGTTAATTCAGCTATTACATTCGTGAATGCTGGTGACAAAGGCGATATACCTGCTCGTAACAACTTGGTTAAAAAGATTGCTCGTATGGGTTCTAATGAAGCATTGAGCGAAACTGACTTCGGTAGAGCACTTGGTCGTAGTCTAGGTATGAATTTCGTTGATAGAGTCACAAATGCACTAACCAATGCCAATATGCCTATTACAGATGCTGAGTGGCAAAAACTTCGTAGTTTTGCTGAAACTTATACGAATGAAATGCGAACTGTGGTTAAAGAAGCTGACCCTAGTGGCACGTTGTTACGCCCTATTAAACCATTTCCAAATAGAATGAATCTAACTGATGGATTACGTACAGAAACTAAAACACCGACTACAAAAAACCCACTAAGATTAAACTTAGATTAAGGAGATTATATGGCGACATTTACTAAATTTGCACAAGAGATAAAGAAAAAATATCCAGAGTATGTCAACGTTGATGATGCAAAGTTGGCTAAAGCATTCATCGAAAAATTTCCAGCATATAAGGATCAGGTAACATTCAATCCAACACGTGAAGAAAAAATTGGTGAGGAATTGTCGAAATCTGGATTAGAGGAATTACCGTATGATACAAGTAAAGTAATAAAATACGATCAACAGGTTCCTTTTACAGTGACCGATAAAGGAGCTAGACCTCAATCAGAAGTTCCTTTTGTTATTTCAGCTAAAGGTGGAGCAGTTCCTGTTGGTTCACCATCTAGTTTTAAAACATATGAATTCATGGGTATTGATGGTAAGAAGCATGCGTTCTCTGGTACATCATATCAAGATGCATATGGTCAAGCAATCGCATCTGGCATAGTTGCACCACCATCGTCCAAAGCTCGTCTCCGTATGGCTGATATAATAAACAAAGGTTCTGGTGGGTATATGGCACAACTTGCCCCATATCAAACGACTGAATCACTACAGGGTAAAGAATTATCACCAAGGGCACTAGCTAAAGATGTATCAAGTGCACCTACTCGTGCACTTTCAACACTTTATGATTTAATGACTGGTAAAGATGCCGATCTAGGTAGAACATCAGAAGAAAGTGCAATGGCTGATAAAACAACTGAAAGTATTGTTACTTCACCAATGTTACTTCCAAATATACTTGCTGGTGCTGCCACTGGTGCTGCCACTCTACCTGTTCAAATTGGTACGGGGGCTTTGACTGGCGTAGCATCTGGAATGGCTTTAGGCGACAACTATGGCGGTAAGGACGCTGCATTGGATATAGGTCTATCAATGATTCCAGCAATAGGTTCGGCAATTAGTGGACTTTCCAAAACAGCAGCTAAAAAAAGTATTGCAACAATATTAAGATCGAAAGGTGTTGATGCATCAGAAGATGTGATAAATACGATTTATGATAACATTATCAAGCAAGGTAAGTCAGTTGGTGATATAGCAACTACAAAAGCTGAAAATCTAGTTGGTTTATTTGAAACCCCTACTAATATCTTTAGCAATACTAAAGATAAATTTGATATTGTTAAAAATATATATGATAAATTAGCACAGGATGTTGCTAAAGGTTACATAGATTACAATACATATTCTGCACTTAAATCAAGAGTGCATTCATTCGCATCAGACTTAAAAGACTTAAATAAAGTTGAATCTAAATATGGAATGGAATCCGAAGCAATGGATAATGCTGTCAAACAACTGCTTGTGAAATACAAAGATGTACCACAGATTGTACAAGAAGCTGAGTTCTTCACGAATCCAAATGCATTAAATGATTTGCGTTTGGCGGGTGTGAAAATGGCTATGGGAGAAGATGCCCCTACAGTAGTTAGAGATTTTGCTACTAGTCCTCTAAGATATTCAAAGCAATTAAATGACATAATTGCCTTAGAACAGTATGGTGCTAGACCATCAGCGACTTCTGGTTTACGACTTATGCGCCCACTTGAAACAGGATTGGAAGCTGGGAAGCAAGTAATTACATCCCCAGAACTTATAGATAGAGTTGGTAGTGGTGTACGGACTTTATCAACAGTGGCACCAGCAACAAAGGAAGTTACTAAAAAGAAACTAAAGGAAATGTATAAATAAAGAAAAGCACCCGATGAAGGTGCTTTTTTGTTATTTATTCTCAGTGTGTTTAATATACATTTCTGTCTTATCCATCAGCCTAGTAAATAGTTCTTGTGCTTCTTTGTTCCATTTACTTTGCTCACGCAAGAAGCATAGTATATCCAAATGTAATTCTTTCATAGTTCTATCGAGTCCTTACAATCAAAATATTCAGTTGTGTTTTTATGTAGTTGTGAACTGTAATAACTACGTACTACTTTTTTTCTAACATCAAACTGTTTCCCATTACCATCAATATATTTACATACACTATCTGTCTGACTGAGTAAATTAGCATGGGATGCTTGTTCCCTATAATTTCTACCCTCGGTGAGAGCTTCTGATGTCTTTTTTGAAACATAACTAGTGCCATCCTGAATATTAGAACAGGCTACCATGAGTAGAGCAACAAAGATAAACGAAATGTATTTCATTTTTGATCCTTTTGTTCAGTGTTGTATGTAATATACTCTCTTTTTCACACATGTATAATATAGAAAATCCCATAGGTGTTGTCAATGGGATTTTTCATTTGCTATGATATCATGAAACTTAGTTTGATTCCGTTTATGCTATATATCATGAAACTTAGTTTGATTCCGTTTATGCTATATATCTCGAACCCACTATCAATGATATGTGGGCCATAGAAACTAGCATAGTACTTGTCCATGTACTTTACTATCGCTTCAGCTTTGGTCTTTGCCTTGACGCTGGTTGGCTCATTAGTACCAACTTTTCGTATGATATAAGTGTTCATTTTGTTTCTCCATGCTCTGTTAGATACATATTTAGTGCAGCTCGTACAATTTCACTATAAGTTGCATTCTTTTCAGTTGCCACATCCATAACTTCTTGATACTGTATCGGATGTAAAGTAACTGTCATCTTTTTATAATCATTTTTCTTTGGCATAATTAATTCTCCTCTAAAAATTCCATAAAACTTTTATTGCGATATAACTCATTATCAATCTCGATAGCCAGCATCAAATCCTCGCTACTACCTTCACTTAGTCTGAAGGTTGCTTCTTTTATTAGGCGTTTCATCTTAGCAGTCATACATCTCTCCTTTGATAATAATACCAGCGTCTTCTAGTACAAACTTTGGGATGTTCTGAGGTATTGCTCTAAAGGCAAAAGTTTGGTCTTTACATACACCAGTAACCTTATCAAAACAAGAGTGTGGATTGCTCTCTAGACGTAGTATCACCTGCTTACCTATCAACTTACCCAAGCGTTCAAACTTCCACATTGCTAGTAAAGATTGCATATACATTTTATCAGCAGTAATTACATACATCTTCTTTTGACCATGAAATGGGCTATTGGTATTATCAATGCACTTGGATGACTGACACACAACATAATAATTGTTGGATGATTTTGACTTAGCTACTGATACTATTTTGCAACGTTCTTGATAACTCATATTGTTTCCTTGAAGGGTGTTTTGTTTCTCCCTTTCTATAATACAATATAGATCTTTTTTTAAGAGAAAAATAAGTTTTTTTACTTAAATAATTAATATAGTTGTGAATATTCCAAGTGAGAGTGGTTTTTGATATAAAAAGAGCCAAGTTTGTGTTCCTTGACTCTAGTGGGCTACCCCCATGCTAACTTAAAATGGAAGCGAGTCCCCATCTTCCTTATCAAGTCCTAGTGCAACTGCATCAGCACTAGCTTTACCTGTAGGTACATATACATTACCTTCTTTCACTTTCTTAGCTTTAATTTTAGCACCTTCGATAGTAATGTATTTTACATCATCGGTTACTTTCTTATCGCCAGATACCAAGAATTCAGGAATTTCTTCAACTGTGATAGCAGTCTGTCCCTTTTTAGGAGCATAGAATGAATCAATGTTGTTGTACTTGCCATTGATCTTTACACCAAGCTGAATAGGCTTACCAATGAAGAACTTCAAGTCAAACTTACCCATTTTTGCGATAAGAGCCTTTGCTGTCTTTTGATTAGTCCATGCAGATAAGACGAGCCAAAGTGCAGATGGTTGTGGTTGTCCATCATGTAATGACAGTTTCATCCAATTAGTGCGTAAGAAATAAGTTTTACCTTCTTCTTCCACAGCAAACACCATGCGAACCTTTTGCTCAGTCTCAGTGCTTTGATATTTTGTGCCAGATCCAGTTACCATAGCTACACAAGTTGCATTGTAAGCACCTTCTGCTAATGGTTCACGGTTGCCTTCTCCACCTTCTGGGATAAGGGTTTCATCGATTGTTACGAAATCACTCATGTTATACTCCTTGTATATTGTTTATGTGATTATTTTGTTACTATTTCAATATTGCCGTCAATGTAGTCATTAGCTAGTGATCTTAGTGCATCACTGAATGAAAGTCCTTGCGCCTTTGCCTTTTGTTCAAAAGCCACCTTATCACTTTCATACATCTGGAATCCTACGTTGAATTTTTCATCAGTCTTTCTTTTTAAGTTTAATTTTGTTTTCATAATTTTATCTCCGTTCATATAATTAAATATAAGTCATTTTCATAGATTTGTCAAATCTTTTTCTATTTTTTTTAAAAATAATTTATAATCGATTAATGTCCACTCTCTCATCTTATATCTCCATGCGTTAAGTCATACATCTCTTTCCTCAATTGATTAGGTGCGTATCCCATAACCAATGAGAATACCTCGTCACTACCCAAGCCATTCATTCTAAGGGCATATATACATCTTCTGCTACGAGCATGTACATCTTCACCAGAACTGCGTTTAAGCCAATTAATAGAGTTTAATTCACTTGAATAGTAATCTATAAGACCTTTCAGCTTATTAGCCTCATAAATCTCCTCTAATGTAGAATTAAATGGATCAATGTCAATGGAAACAGATCCAAAACACGTAGAATTATATCTAGTTCTATCTTGCATATATAAATTTGTTAATAATTCAACATCTAATTCATAAAAAATGCCTTTGTTAATTATATACTCATACTTGATAGTTTTATCTGATGTATGAGGGATACGTTGTTTACGCCAAGCGTCAAATGTTGTCTTGTCACATCCAGTAAATATAGTTTTAAGGTGCTCACGTGAGCTTTTTGAAGCATATACTTCACCTAACACTGGCTTCTTTAATGGCATCACAACACGGAACTTATGACAGGCATCGCTATGACTCTTTGAAGTATATAGTACAAAGGTATAATCTTTAAATTTATTACAGAATGCTTCTATAGTTGTAACACCATCATCATAATCAATTTGCATAGCAAGGACTGAATGTACATTATTCTTATTACCAGCTAACATACCATACTCACCCATATGTCCTTTGAGTATGTAGAACGACCACAGCTTAGATTCAGTGCCTTTAAGAGAGTATGGTGAAGTAACCATAGAACAGATATCATTCCATGATTTGGTTACTTCTTTACAAACACCTGACTTAATCTTTTCCGTTATTTGTATTTTAACACCAGTCATTGTTTTCATCCTCGTTATTGAATCCTACAATTTTTACTTCCTTAGTATCTGCGACACCAAATTTTAACCCAGTATAGCAACTTACTTTATTACCAGCAAGGTACTTTCGTTCAAAATCTATTTTATTGAAGGCAGTTGTTAAGAAACGCTTTAAGTCGGACAATTCATAATTATATTTCTGTATAAGATTTCGAGCATTATCACCATATACATGAGCTAAATATTCACTGTTGAAGTCTTTAGCTGTGATATAATCATTTTTATCACCAGTGACAGTTACTCTAGTTGATATGAAATCATTAAATACTAGATTCTGTCCACCTTCACATTTATTTACCATAAGTTCAAATGCTTCTGGTGGTACTGTCATTTGATTATACGGTGCTTTACAGTATTTAAAGAACATTTCTTTACATTTATACATGATATGTGGCATCTCAGCAACTAACTTAGCTTTAAGATCATATGACTTAAATATTGGTTGACCTGTTGATTGTCTTAGTATCTCACCTGTTTTTGCATCATATTCACAATATTTACGCATAACTTCAACATCAGGATCATGCATAGGAACATATAATACTCTTCGTGTTTCATTAACAGCATTCATTTTGATCTCAGGTGGTTTATTAGCACCAATGAAAAGAACAGAGTTGAACTTGTAGTCAATGATTGGTTTGTTCTTACGGTTAACACTCATGAAGTCACCACCAGTAATACCATGTACCTCGTTAGTACTTAGAGCATTTCCATTCTGACAGTCACCCCATATGATCAATCTTTTACCGATAAGTCCTTCCAAACCAAAGTCACCTGCTAGTGATTTAGTTGACATAGATCCTACTAGAGTTCCACCAAAGTACTCATTGATAGCTGAAAAGAATTGTGATTTACCATTGGAACCTTCACCATGAAGCCATGTAACAAGGGAATGATGTGCCTTATCGAACACACTTGCATATATACAAGCCATGAATACTTCACGTACAGCAGAGTCAATTGATGTCATAAAACCATCAAATTCAGGTGTAGCACCATTTGAAAATGAATTCAAGTCTATATAACAGAATGCTGGTTTAGTTTCATCGTTAGTAATAGTTTCTGGCATTTGAACACATAAGTCAGACTCACGTTCCCATTGAGTCGCTATAAAACCACCAACGGCTTTAGGATCACATGTAGCACCTACTATTGGAAGGATAGTTGGGTCTTCTCTAGGATCTAATGTACGAGCTGTTTTTAAAAACTTTATTGCATTATCTGGTGGCATCTGATGTGTATCAGTATTTTCATCAACAAATCGTTTGGCTTTAGCCACAGCAATATCAACTACACCACTCCAATCTCTAACTCCAAATGATGATCCATCTCCATTACATACCATATAAGTTGACCCACGCATAGGAGATTGCATTGTATTATTATGTAATTTAGTGAAGCCAGCCAAGTCATGGTGCATCATTATACCAGCTAATAGATCATTTACTATGCGCCATACATTTCCTTTATTACCTTTTCTGGATAAAGTTAATACTGTACCATTTTCATCACGAGCATAAACAATGTTCTCTTTGAAGAAATTATGTATGTTTCTATTCATAATAGTATATCTATCAGGTAGGAACTTCATAATATCTACTACTGTCTTTTCAGCATCATTAGATTCTACTTCAGACATAGCTGATTTAAATTTATTTACTATTCCGTTATATACTTCAGCTACATTACTATCATTAATAGTTGCTGCTAAATCAATATCATTTAATACTCGTGCTATGTGATTCTTAATAGCATCAGGTAATATAACATTGCTATTCTTACGGATAGCATTTTTGTTATTTAGGGAATATCCATTGTTAACTAACAATTGGTATATTTTATTTATATTTTCTATCATAATGTATTTCCTCGGCTCTCGCCATATGTTTCCAAAAATAAGGGGTCGCCCTTGGAAACTTAGGGTGATGGCTCATGACTTCCATCATCTTTTCGACCAATATTACTAATATAGTTTAATTTCGTAATACTTACAAAATATTTTCTATAATTTAATAAATTAGTGCTCTCATTTTATATATAACATTTGAGAGCATGTTATGCTAGTTTCCATATAAATCCTTTATGTGTTTTACGTTTACCTGCACAGCATTCAGATATCTTAGATTTATCAGCACCTTCTATACATCTTGATGCTTCTCCATATGAATTATATGTTGATATTAATATTCCATCTTTACTATATTGCTCTACTTTATTACTATCTTTACTATGATCTGGTATCATATCAATGTAATTATTTCTACGATAATAATTCATCGCCCAATATTTAGATACCCATGCTAAATTATTTGATGACGCATCTGATTTATCACCATTCTTAAATACAATGTAATCAAAATCCATATTATCAACTTTATTAAATGCTTTAGCAACACATATATGTACTTTATATGTACATGGATTTCCTGTACTAGTGCTAATACCAGTGAACTCTTTATATCCATTAATAACACGAGGAGTTATTAATTTTTGTGTATTGGAATTCCTAAGTTTACCTTCAGTTGAAATCTCTATATTCTTTACACCTTCAATTTTTTCCCACCAAACTACTGACATATATCTATCTCCTATTTTTTATTAAATATATATTTTTATGGGAATCATGTCAACTATATATACAATATTTTTTATTTTTATAAAATATTGGGAACCCACTGGACACAGTGTTTGAAATAACCCTGCCTGTAGCAAATCGCTGTTTTTGATTGAATTTAGCCACTTTTTTAGTTTTTTGTGTTATATAAGTGGGAACTCCTTTCCACGACTGGACACAGTACCCCTGTCCAAAAAAAGTGCTATTTATTGGCGTTTTTGATTGATTTTCGCCATTTTAACACACACTGGGAACCATGTCTACCCCTTGTTGAGAAGGTTATAGTAGAAAAAAAAAGAAGAAAAAAAAACAACTGTATTATATGTATAGAAATAATAGTAGAGAGGAGTGAAAATGATGATTTATCCCTGTCCATGTAAATGTGGTTTTCATGTAACAAAATAAATATTCTCAAATAACATATTTCGATATATCTTTATATATAAGATAACATAATTTATGATCTATATTAGATCATAAACACAATATCATCATGCGACATAAATTACTATTAAAAGCAATTATCCCCCATAGTATTAAAGTAGGCAAGTCCACAAGAAAACTAAGTGCTAATTATTTATTAGGTGGATGGAAGAAATATCAGGGTGCTCATACAGTATGGTTGAAAGTTACTGAACCCATTATTGCTGATGCATATCATAACAAAATATTTGCACATGTAAATGAGGCAAAGTACCGTATCAGCTTGGGATTCTATAAGGGTAAATCAAGTAAGAGATTTGATATAAGTAATTTCAGTTTGTTATTGAAATGGGCTGAAGATCTTTTAATAAAACATACACCAATTCCTGATGATAGTTACGTGTATATAGTAGAGAGTCGTTGCATATATCTTGGTCAAAGTGAATCTGGGGATGAAGAGTGCATATTACAATTGACGATGGATGATTATGAGTGAAAAAGAATTTGACCTAGATGATTTATAACATAATGAGCGTACTGTGGATAGCCACTTGCGCTTTTTTCGTTTTATAACAAAATAAATTATCAAATAGCAATTTTCAATTTATATTATATGTATATAGGAGATAATTATGGACTGGAACGAATTTAAAGGTACTATAGATACAGTGACTGATATGATGGGTGAGCATGAACCATTCGATATGACTTGGGATGTGCTACTTACCAAGATAGAATTACTGGATAACAAGTTACAAAGACTAGGTGAACATGTTGATGAACATGTTGACCGCATCACCGAAAAGCTACATGCTTAAAACAGTTTTACATCACTACTTGCTAGATACAGGCATCAACCTTTTCTTCGAAAATATAATTCGTAACTTCAATGTACCAAAGGTAGGTAACTTCAATGTACCAAAGGTAGGTCACTATCTTAACAAGCATTGGATAGCTCATGATGAACAGGGTGGAATGGTAGCATTTGGTCTGTGTGTACAGGATGAAGGCGACCTGATCGTATTAGACAATGAGTTTGGTGAGTTCATAGTATCAGTTAATCTTTTCTGTGTAACACCATTATCTGAGAAAGACTGTGATATACTTAATGATAAGATTGATGCAGGTGAGATGGAATTTGTAGAGTATGATGAGACTTTAATTAACTGGTTAGAACAAGCTGACTGAGTTGGTTCGTAAGGATCACCTCTCTTTTTTTGTAGTCCAACATTATGATTTAATAAGGGATGCTATGTCCCAACAACTTTTTAAGGTCAGAAATGCAAATATTTAATGGAAAACCACAATTTGTGGATGTTTACGGAGAGAGACTAGTCGGTGGTCGTCTAGTTTTCTATAAATATGCAACAACTGACTTAGCTGACATTTTTGCTGACCCACTATATCAGACACCATTACTAAATCCATTGGAATTAAGTAGCGCAGCGTGGTGGTCGGATCAACCATTTTGTTCCGAATCTGTAACTGTCCATGTACAGGAATATGTTGGTATTGATGAATTTAACCAACCTATGTATAATGATGTGATGGTATATGACCAGTTTGCCTCAACTAGTGGCACTGGAGGTGATACAAGCGTTTACTCGGTTGTTGATACCATAGAAGATTTGAGAGCCTTGGAACCTGTTGATGGCGCATTAGTTGCTGTCAAAGGTTACTACACGATTAATGATTGTTATGTTCGTGAATATATATTTGAAGAGAACAATGCACAGATAGATAATGGTGGAACTATCATCCAAAGTGGTGTTAATCCTATTGGAAGATGGGTACTAAAGATTGATGATAATCGTTTGGATTGTCGTGCATTTGGTGTTATTGCTGGTATTGGTGATATTAACTCGCAGATTCGTGCTGCACAAGGATGGGCAAGTGACAATGATAAACTGTTATATATACCGAAAGGTACATATAATTATGCTGCTGGTGGTACTTTTGATTGCTACGCTGCATTGGAAGTTGATGAAGATGTAAAATTTAATCGTGGTATTGTCCTTGATCCAGATGAAAGTAACTGGTACAAATGGAACTTATACAACCCAAATACAATAATACGTACAACTTTAGCTGGTGTAAGTGTAAAATTAACTATAAATGGTGCAGGTTGGGAGAATACAATTGTTCCTATAACTGCATTTAATAATACAAATTGCCGTGGTTACTCACATGGAAGTGCCAATTATCATCTATGGTTTAATACCAATAGTCAGGTATATACATGGGAACAGAACTGTACCCTTAGTGCAGTAAGTGTAATCAAAGGATATACCTCAAATCAATATATTAATACAGGTGTTACTGCATATGTTGATCATTTGGAAGGTGATGGTTTAATCAGCTTTAATCAGACCGATGCAACTTGGTTCTTCAGAGAATTGAGAACAAAATATGTTAGTGCTCGTGTAAGTTATGCAATGGTAAACACAAGTGATATAATTCATCTTGATTGTGCTATTACTTTACATTCTGGTGCGGATATTACTGCATATGTGGAAGCAAGTGGTTTAGGAACCTTAAACACACCTGATGGAACATGTAAAATGCGTGGTGGATATGGTGGTAAACCAAACTTCATCCTTACTGGATATGGTTTAGATGTTGGTTATCACACAATCAGCCAGGATTACTTTGCTTCTGCTAATGGTTTAGTTAACACATGGAATTATTCTACTAGTGCAACTGGCATATTGGATATGGGTAGAGCAGTATCTACAGAAACTATTACTCGTGCTGGTATAATATATAACGGAACCATTGGTGCTGTAAGTGCTGGTAATATAACACTTGATAATGTTACTGTAAATGGTAACATAGATTCAACCGATATTGATGTCCACGAGTCATATATAAATGGATCACTACCTAATTTAACTTCTTCTAAAATAAGAAACACAACAATTACAACAACTTCAACAGTTAATTGTAGTAATGCTGTTTGGACTGAAGTAACAATATCTGGTGGAAACATACAGAGTATTGGTGGTTCATTCAGACTTCGTGATGTATTTTGTAACAATGCAACATTTATACCTAACAGTAGCAAACAGTTTGCAAATGCATCGTGGTTTGGTGGTAGTGCAGTAGGTATCAGCTTTGACTCAACCCAAATGAGCGTTGAAGGCGAGGCATTAGGATATAATATTGCTATTAAAAATGTAGTGTACTTACCTAATAATATCGTTCCCGTTAATGGAACAACTAAGAAGTGGCAGATAAATGGTCACTATAATATACAAATATGTGATAATGAAGGACCGAACACCAAGAAAACCGAAGGTGGTTTGTTCACATTACTAAAATACAAATATAATCAGCTTAATAGTAATAGTACATTGGCTGGTTGGGTGATTGGTTTGGATAGCACAAACATATTCCAATTCAATGCTGGTACAACAACCACTCCTTTACAGATACATTATGTGTCTGCTGATAAAGCTGCTGATCTACCAAGCCCATTTAATCAATACAACTTTTTCCCAGCAAACGTATACAAACCTTATCCATTGTATCATATTGAGCCTAGTGCTCAAATTACTGGTACATATATGTATATGAGATTCTATGTTGGTGCTGGTGCAACTTTCTATAGTAATACTACAGCAGCCTATGCAAACCCCGGTACTGTTGATTCACAACATTACTTCGTTAATTTTAAGATTTACCCATAAAGAGGCAAAATGTCAAGAGGATATTTACAAATTGTTCAGTTACATGAAGACTGCAAAAACGGAAAGGTATTTATTTATCTTGCTGGTGGTACTACTTTAGCTGAAATATATGACCCAGTTTCGGGTGATGAGATTACAAACCCTGTTGATATTGATTCAAGAGGATATACACAGGCATTTACTGTAGATGATTCAACTCTATATGATATAAAAGCAGTTGACTTCTTAGGTGCTCCAAAATTAACGAGACAGAATGTTACTATTGTTGGTGGTGGGACAAGCGTCCCTGGCCCACAAGGTATTCAGGGTGTAAAAGGTGACAAGGGTGATAAAGGTGACACTGGATCTGCTGGTCAAGATGGTGTTGATGGAACCAATGGCGTTGACGGAACTGATGGTACTGACGGTGTAAGTCTAGTATCTATCCGTGTGGACGAATCAAGCAACACTGGTAAAGTATTATATAATTTATCTAATGACCCATCTACATTTATTGATGCAGGTGATATAATACCAGCAGGTATCGGTCAAATTAAGATTGATGCTAATGATAGTCTTGGTTATTTAGGGGCTAAACTAGATGCAGGTGAAGGAATCACAATAGGACAGCCTGTTTCCACAAGTACATTAACTATAACAAATTCAGCACCTGAAACATATACAACCCAAGCAAGTCAATACTCAACAGTTAAAGACTTTTTAAATACCATTATTGAGGGTACAAGTGGCATCACTGTATCTGTAAGTGCTGACTTCAATAAAATTATATTATCTGGTGCAGGTATTGGTGGCTCTGGTTTTACACCTAAAGGTGAATGGGTATCTGGAACAACTTACGTTGAAGGTGACGGTGTTTGGTACTATGATGACTCGGTAAGCCCTGTCATAAACCGTTATTATGTAGCGACAACAACTACCGCAACCAATCCTTACACTGACGGTACTGGTTGGGTAATCATGTTCAGCATCGACCAATTGGGTGACCAGATGGTTAAGTTGGATAATGATGATTCAACTACTGGTTTCTTACTTAGCAAATTAGTTGCAGGTGATGGCATAACTTTTACAAGAACTGTGGATGCTGGTGGTGACTTTATTACAATTGATGGTCAACCAACTTTCACAATATCAATTGATGGATATTCAAGTACAATAGGTGATTTAAGTAACCAGATATACTTTGAGTCTACTCCGCTAATCATTCCACAGTGGGATGGTACTAAGATTCAGTTTGATCATAATGATAGCGTATCAAGTGGTACTGTTGTCACTCAGACAGCAACTGGCTTACCAAAGTTTGATACTTATGGTCACTATAAAGGCGAAAGCGATGCTATTGAGATCAGTGATGTAAGTGGTTTAGAAACTGCATTGACAACTGCTGGTGATAGTCAGGTAAAAGTTGTAGCGTCTGATACAAAAGGGTATCTAGCTGATAAAATTGATGCTAGTGGTGCTGTAACCGTTGCTACAATTGGTGGTGGTGGTGGTCATTTCAAAACCCTAGTTCGTGGTTCTGGTAAAGTAGCAATTGATGATGTTGATGATATTGCATACGAATCACATGGATATCTAGCTGACAAAATTGTTGCTGGTGATAATATATCAATTGATGTAATTGATAGTGGTACAAATAAAACATTGGAAATTAATGCAGTGTTTGCTAATTTGGATGATGATTACCCAATCATTGCTGAATATGGTAACACTTCATTGGTTACTTTTGCTACTAATAATAGCGGATCTGCCGTATTAAAAATTGCAGGTAAGTCAACTGATGTATCTTTACCTGTTGCTCGTATCGATAATTACAGCAAATTCAGCACTACAACTGGTGTTTTTGCTCCAGAGAAAGATGGTTATTATGTAATGTCATTTAAGGGATGGTTACAACCAACCTCATCAACTTCACTAAACGTTGATGTTTCCCTTGGTGTAAAAGTCGAAACAAGTTATGATGGTGTTACTTGGGCATCTATGGGTAGTGATGCATCCAAGTGGTTCTACATGCATGCTACAAGTTCATGGTCTGGCTACGGTAAACCAATCGCTTTTGATATGGTAGTGGACATGAAGGACAATCAGTTCAGCGGTGCTCATAAGCAAGCTCGTATCGTACTACAGCACAATGCCTTTGGTAGTGGGTACAATAACTCACTTGCCATCGTATACCCACAGATATATTTCTATGAACTGAAACGACCAATTGGTATCCAAGGCCCAGCAGGTACTGTAAGTTCTCTTGATTCAATCCCTGATGTTGATATTGATAGTGCTCAGACTGGTCAGGTATTAACTTATGATGCTGTTTCAGGTAACTGGGAGAACCAATATACAACCATCTCAGGTGCAGGTGATATTGGTATAAATGATTTACAACTTAACGATGTTATAACTTGGAACGGATCAAACTGGCAGAATGCCCCACAAAGTGGTGGTGGTTCTGATGGTAAGGTAAAAGTAACAGCTTCCGACCCTACAGCAGAATATTTATATGATAAATTGACTGCTGGTGCTGGTATGAGTATCTCAACTGATGATGATACAGTTACTCTTACAGTTAATCCACCACAGGACTCATTGCAGACATTCCCAATTGCTATGGCTGATAGTGCAGGTGGTTCATTTGATAGTGCTTTTGGACACATCACTGCGGTATATGTGCCATATAATACCACTATGGATAGAATGGCTTGCTATGTCACTCAAACAGGTGGTGCATCACTTTATTTAGCAGTATATGACTCATCATATAATTTATTATGTCAGACTGTTGCATTTACTCCATCAAGTTATGGTGTAACTGTTGCTAATCTGCAAAGTACATGCTCACTCAGTAAGAATCAACGATATTACTTTGGTGTTGTAGGTTCATCCAATGGTGTGCAACTACTAAAATTTGCTTCTGCTTATGTATCAAACGAACCATTTTTGGCAAAATTTGATGCAAATATAAGTACACCACCAGCAACATTCGGAGGATCATCAAGTGCTGATCGCTTCTGGATAATCGGATATAAAAGTTAAGGTGTTATGTTCTTTTTAGCTTTACGTAATATACAAAATTAGAGGTAAAAAATGTATGATATGAGAATAATTGCTCTAAAAAATACCACATCCGATATACTATGTGGTGTTCCCATTGACACACTTAAACATGTGTGGTTTAATCGTAAATTTGTTGGTGAATTTAGCTATGATATAGTTAATGCAATCAATGATAATAAATTTATAGTTTATGATTATTCAATGAACCAAATACCACAAAACATCGGGTCAACTGAAGTAAGTAACTTGATACAAGAAATTTACAAAGAAGATTGTCCTTATATGTGGAACATCAATATAGGTAAGATAATTATTTGTAAGTTCAGACTCAGTGCAGCTAATGCTGGTGTAACTGCTGATACATCACCTGCTGTTTTCAATAAACTAGCATTGGTGATGCAATATTTACTAATTGGTATGTTGAAGGAAGCTGCTAATGCGCTTGAACTACTAGATACTGACGAGTTACTTACAGCAGGTGTTAAGGAATTTTATTGTATGTTGATGCGTACTGCGGATGCATCATAAGGGGTAATTATGTTTAATATACAAAATAATATAAGTACGTATCTAAATGATACTCCGTTGAGAACAACAGGTACAAGTATCATGTATCGTAACTTCCCTACTCCTGACATAATAGGACGTAAATGGAGTGGTTGTACAATTGTACAAAAGACACAAGCGGCACAGGCTGTGGATCATGCATGTATTTTTCGCACCATGTACAATAATTCACGCATTACATTGACAGTAAGAACAGGTGGTTATGTTAATCTTCGTGTTTATAAAGCTGGTGGATCAATACAGAGAGATGTACAAACTACTGCTATTCCTACATTAAATAATGTATTTTTAATTGGTTATTCATGGGATGGGACTACAGCTTCATTGACCGTGTATGATTGGACAAATAGAGCATTAGTTGAGAGTAAATCACAGTCAACTAATGCAAGTGGTTTACCATCATGGGTAGAGGATAATGGTTTATATATAGCTAATAGACAAAACCAGACTTTACCATATCATGGAAGCATATATGGTGGATGTTTTGGTATGGATATTGGATATTCAACTAAGGAAATGGAAGCTGAGTTATCTATAGGTAATGTTGCTCTTGGTAATTCCTTTATCCTGATGCCTAAAATAATGGGTTATAAGGGTACTGACACTATCAGAGAACCACATGGACTAGATTTAACTATTATAACAAGTGATTTTAAGGAGTTTTGGAATTAAGTGAGAGGGAGTTATGACAAGTAAGAAACCAGAAATAAGTATAAATACAACACTGAGTAAATTCGGTGCGTTCTTGAAAGTATTGGCTTTCTTAGTTGTTGGTGCGGGTGGAACTGTTGGTTATAATAAGATAACCGAACCAGAAACTTTAGAGAACCAATGCTCAATAGAGATAGAAAAGAGATTAGGTGAATATAACCAGAGACTTGTTAAAGTTGAGACACGCATGGATAATACTGATTTAAATATAGTAGAAATTAAGTCAAGTCTTGTTCGTATTGAATCATACTTACTTAATCAACGAGATAAATAATGGATGTTGATTTAATACAGATTAAAGCATACAAGAATATGGAATTAATACAGACTTCTGATAAATATTGGAAATTGGTTGCTCCATATCATGCTGAATTCATTACCAGTGATGGAACTTGGAAACTAGATTTAAAACAAGGATGGATCACTGATAAACGAAGTGGTTCATCCATTATAGACCCAATTATAAGTAAATGGAATGATAAAAATTACAAATATCAAGCTGTAGTTGCCTGTCATGATTGTTCTTACAGTGGGTGGGTAAGTAAAGATCTTGCCGATGAACTATTTGTGCATCAAGGTTTTTATAAATCAGGTGAGATGGGATCATTGAGAGCATCAATGGCATATGCTACTGTGCAAATATTTGGTAATAGTGGATATTATGATATGAATGACACACTACCAGAACCATACACAATAAATATATTATTTGAAAAATTAGTATTGGTGGATAAATGAAATATTTTAGCAGAGAACCAGATTTAGCACGTCCTGAGTATTCAATATTCCACGGTGCTAACAAATCTAAAAAAGAAACTAAAGATGAATCTACATCTCGTGGAAAGATAGATGACATATATGAAGATGGCATTCCTCTTTTTCCATCAAGTGATGAATCAGAAATTGATCAATTATACAAAGATTTTGATTTAATGAAACAAAAGACCCAAGGTAAAGTATATATTTTACCTGATGGAAGAAAATTTATATACGATAATAATGGTAACATGAGAGATTTACAAGGTGGAATAATCAAATGAAATGGAATTATAAATCGAATGTAATTATGACAGGAATTAATCCCCTGTTTCTAGGGTCATTGTGGCTCGATCTAGCCAGTTTAATTCATGATATAACAAAAGGTATACCAACAATTACAGCAGGTCTAGACGGGGTTCATTCAGCCAATTCCAAGCATTATGTTGGTAAGGCTGTTGATGTTAGAATAAAAGATTGGAAATGTGATATAAATACTATGGGAAAGATAATTGCCAGATATCTTGGTAAAGATTTTGTCGTAGTACAGGAACCTGATCACCTGCATATACAGATCGGAAAAGAAAATATAAACGGTAAATTAGAAGAGATCGGTACAGGTTTCTTTATCAAATCAAAAAGGTGCTAATATGGATATGAATAATATGAATAAATACAAAATGATGGCAGATAAAACTCGCACATCAAAGAAATACGATGAAAATGAGAACGAAGGAATTCCTATGTTTGATCATGAAGGTGATGGTAATGGTAAATCCATAACTGTGAGAATAGATTCCCCCAAATCTGGGGAGATCTTTTTCTAATGACTTCAGTGCAGAACGTCCGAGTAAATTAAAAATAATTAATCCATGATTGTGACATAAAAGATATATACTATATATAAGAGCATATAACGGATAATATGAATATTGAATTAATTTTGCCATCTGAAACATTAGCTGAATTAAT